ATCCCGGAGAAGAGCGGGAGGAAAAATGATACCAATATTAGAATTTTCATCGAAGGAGCCTCGGGGCATTCGGCCAGGACATCCCGAGCCGAGCATTTTCCGCATGCACGAGGTCGATCGCCATATACGCGGTACGTTTTGTGCGACCAGTGGTGCCAACATACCAGATCACGCGGATGAGATCAAGTTCGTGGTGGATGGCCTGATAATCACCCTGAAGCATATGAAGATCTGGTCGTCCTCTAACACAAATGGAAACAAAATGGTGTCTTCTGCGCCCATTGACGCGCAATGCAAGCGGATGTATTACACGTTCGAGGCATCTAGTATAGAGTACGATACCGGAGAAGAGCAGGAGGAAAAATGACTGACGGAAAGAGGGAACTTGTATACCTTCGTGCATTGTCTCCTGTGGAAATTACCAAAGCAATTAGGAAATTCGAAGAATGTGGATATGATTTGCGGAATTTAGAACCGGAGTCGGGACTTCGGTTGCTAACAGAATTTTGTCGGTATGGAATTATCAATTCTGATTTGCACGAAATAACAAATCCTGAAGATCCGGAGGAAGAGCAAATAGAGGCCTTCGAACTCTTGTCAACTGATACGATAATTAGGTTGGGCGAGGCAATTATGAAGAACGGGGTCAAGGGGTAGAGAATACCCGCGACTTCAGTCGTGGGATGAATCGTGCCCTTGTTTAATTACCAAAAACTATAAATCTAATAAAGGTATTAACTATCTATTAACATGTACCGAACTATTAAGATAAAGCTCGATAGGTCTAATGAACTGATCCAGACAGCGCGGCTTTGGAATTCCGCCTGCCAGGATGTCATAGACTATGGCTTTGCGGCACATGATTACAACAAAACCAGACTCAACAAAGCTACATACAAAGGTCTCCGAGAGAAGTATTCTACACTACCTTCTGCCCTTATCCAAACCGCGAGGGATCAAGCCAGTGACATGCTTAAGAGACTCAAATTTGAAACTAAGCCCTTCAAGCATCCTCTCGGTGCTGTCCGATTCGACGTTAGGACCATGAAGGTGTTCTTGGAATCTGGATACTGCAAGCTCACCACTGTTTTTGGTAGACTGCGATATGATTTCCAGTTAGCAGACTATTATCAGAAATATGCCACTTGGAAAGTCACGAATGCTCAGTTAAAGATTACCAAGAATGCTTGCTACCTAAACGTTCAAGTGGAGCAACCTGATCCAGAAATCATCACAGGGGATAGGAGGATTGGTGTAGATCTTGGAATCAATAACATAGCAGTATGTAGCGATAACACGTTTTGGGAGTCTGGACCTGTTAAGGCGGTTAAAGGCAAATATCAATATTTGAGATCAAAACTTCAGTCCATAGGCACTCGATCAGCTAAACGAAAGCTTCAGAAGCTTTCGGGTCGAGAGAGACTGTTTCAGAAGGACTGTAACCATCAAATCGCAAACTGGATACTATCTAAACCATTTGACGTAATTGCTCTGGAAGATCTAACTCACATCAGGAACGGTAAGAAGAATAAGAAGCTAGGTAAATGGAGCTTTGCAGAACTACGAAGTATCGTAGAATACAAAGCTGCTGCTATCGGAAAGAAGGTAGTTGCCATAGATCCAAGATATACTTCTCGTGCATGCTCTAAATGTGGGTTTCAAAAGAAAGAAAACCGTAATGGTAGGACCTTCAAATGTAAACGCTGCGGCTTCCAGATCGATGCTGATTTGAATGCATCCAGAAACATCGCTACCTTCAGTAGATCTGATCGTAGCAGGCTGTCCGTCAACCAGCCAATCGTAGCGAGCTAACTAACCATCAGCTACAAGCCTGCCAATTCATTGGCGGGTAGTTGACAGTATAACAACCTTCGCAACCTTCATAAGCTACGCAATAGCCTTCGCAACCTTCCCACCATGCCCGCCGGATACTCATCTCGCTGTAAAGCCTGCAATTCGCCGCTGAGAACTCAGATCGAGCAGTGGCACTCCAAAGACGGTGACAGCTCTCGTGTAATCTCCGCCCGGCTGAAGGAAATGGGTGAGAAGATAAGCTATCGAGCCCTCGATAATCATTTCGATGAACACTACAATGTCGCAGACGTAGCCTCTGAGCAGTACGCCGAAAGCCAGGCAAACATGCAGGTGGACGCCGAGGCCAGACTGTCAGAGATCGAGGTATTGGATCAGATGGTAGCTGGGAAGCACGCTCTCCACCAAAAGCTGGAGAGGATCATCACCAACCGGCTCGCGGACTTGGAAGACGTTGGGGGCCCGGCTGATCTGCCCAAGCTCCCAATGGCTTACGTCTCTCTCTATACAGGTTGTGCAGCAGAGATCAGGCAGGTCTTGAAGACCAAACAGGAATTGTTGGGCGAAGATGGTAGCAGCAAAAAGGCCGGAGCCATGCAATCATGGGTTGACCTGATGCTAGAAGATGAGGCTGGATGATTGATACCACTCACGAAGGAACAGCGCAAGGAGCTGAAAGCCCGCGCCCCAGCAGATCCGGTGTGGTGGATCAATCGTGCGCTGGGTACTAAATTCTGGGCGGCTCAGAAAGATATAGTTGAGTCCATCAGGGACAACGAGCGCACCACAGCACGGTCTTGTCACGGCATAGGCAAATCCCATCTGGCAGGCAACGCCACGCTATGGTTCCTTTACACGTTTCCTTATTCTATAGTACTCACCACAGCACCAACCTTCCGCCAGGTCGAAAAGCTGATCTGGAAAGAGGTTAGGTCGAGTGTCCGCAAGTCCAAGATCTTATTGGGTGGAGAGCTGGCGAAAAAGAGCCCCGAGCTTCAGATAGTGCAGGATGAATGGGTAGCATTGGGGCTGTCAACCAACCAACCCGACAGGTTCCAGGGGTTCCATGCGCCGCATCTCTTAGTTATAGTAGACGAAGCGGCGGGCGTAAAAGAGGACATTTTCGAGGCCATCGAGGGCGTTGTCACGTCAGGTCATTGCAGATTATTGCTATTAGGAAACCCAACGCTGATCGGCGGCACATTCTACCGCTCTCATCGGGAGCCGGGATGGTCCCGGTTCCATATCGCTGCTTGGGATACCCCCAACTTCACCACTTTCGGGATTACTGAGGATGACCTGGAGTCTGGGGCTTGGAAAGAGAAAGCGGCCAAAAACCCAGATGGATCGTACAATTGGCCCGCACCGTACCTCATCACGCCCACCTGGGCAGCAGACAAGCTAACCCGCTGGGGCAAGAACCATCCTGCATATCAGGCCAGGGTAGCAGGCAACTTCCCAACACAGGGTGAGAACAACGTCATCCCATTGGCATGGATAGAAGCATCAATGGCTCGGTGGGAAGACACCAAGGGCGAGGGTTCGTATGAGCTGGGGGTCGATGTAGCCCGTTACGGCTCCGATCTGAGCGTTATAGCGCCCCGCCAGGGCATGAAAGTCTATCCTCTTCAGGTGATGTCGGGCAAAGACACCCAGGAGGTCACAGGCGAGGTCCTGGTGGCTGCTAGGAAAATCAACGCCAAGCACATCAAGGTGGATGTGATAGGTCTGGGCGCTGGCGTGGTCGATCCTCTGAAAGCCGCGAAAGCTCCTGTTATTCCTGTTAATGTCGGGTCCGCTTCGGATGTGGTAGATGATGACGGTAACAAAGTTTACCTCAACCTTCGGGCAGAGCTCTGGTGGGCTCTCAGAGAAGCGCTAGATCCAAAGAACCCAGAACCTTTAGCACTACCGCCAGACGACGACCTCCTCGGAGACCTGGCAGCTCCCATCTACAAGATCACGGGAAAAGGCCAGATCCAGATCGAAGACAAAGAGGAGACAAAGAAGCGTCTCGGGCATAGCCCGGACAGAGCCGATGCTGTCATGCTCACATTTGCGCCGGTGAATACCTTTGTGATGCCCAAGCTCACACTCACCGGAGGCAAACGAGTGCCCCCTTGGAAGTAGACCACTATGATCATGCGAATCCCGATTCTGAAGGCCATTCTGGCGAAAGAGAAAGCCAGGGACTACGAGGCCGAATACAGGGAGTACCACGGCAAGCCCGAGCAGATCAAGCGACGGGCACAGCGCAATGCGGCCCGCAGGAAACTAGGGCTCAAGCACGGAGATGGCAAAGAAGCCGATCACAAAAATCCACTCAGCAACGGCGGTTCCAACAGCAAGCGAAACCTCCGGGCAGTGAGCCGGAGCACGAACCGGCACAAGGCCGATAAGAAAGAATAGAGCAGCCAAATCTCCATCATAGTCTCATGTTATCGATTTTGTAGAACCCCATCAAATACCCATCAAATACCCATCAAATAGGAAGCCTCTCATGTCACAATCCCCACACCCCCCAGTAGCCCCCAGCGGTGGAGTCTATCCCAAATTCATCCAGAGCCCGAGGGCGCTCGCTGGCCAGCAGTACGGGCGCTCAGGATTGCAGTACTTCATGCCGGGGTGGATCAAACGCGACTTCCTCCCACAGCTGCAGGGTCAAGCCCTGTTCAAGACCTACACCGAGATGGGCGATAATGACGCCTACGCAGGAGCAGCCCTCAGCGCCTTCGCAGTCTTCATCCGCCGCGCCCACTGGAAGGTGGATGCGGTAGACGATGCCAACAAGGATAATGGCTCTGCGGAGTTCCTGCAGGAATGCATGGCTGACATGACCCACAGCTGGCAGACTATCATCGCCACCGCAGCCCGAGCCGTGCCACAGTACGGATTCCTCCCCCTGGAGCTCGTCTACAAGGAACGAGCCGGAGATCACGAAGATGAACGGATGTCCTCGCAGTACGATGACGGCCTCATAGGATGGTCCAACCTTGCGTACCGGGCTCCGG